AGCAAGAAAGAAGTTGTGGTCATATGAACAGGATGTCACCATCTTTGGCACTGAAGTTGAAGTTTATGCTGAAGACGTTGATGATCCCAAACCAGCAAGACAGGGACGTTATTCGTTAGAGAAAGGCAGATGGATTACAGAACCCAGCACTGAAGCACCCAAGGGTGATGATGTAGTCATCCAGTCCAGAGTGAAAGATCTGGAAGCAGAGATTGATGAGATTATTGACACTGGTGTTGCTAATCCAGAGCAACTGAAGTGGATCAAGGAAAGAGTTTTCAAACTGAGAAGACAATCCATTCAGAAAGGTGGTGAATTTGCACAGGGTAATCTTGTGTTCAAAGGACTGAGAAACACTGGAGCCATTGACAGATTAAATTCTTACCTGAAGGATGTAACTGATAAAAACTTGTCTGTGTACTAAATATAAAGACACTATCCATAGTGTCACAAGGGGCTGGACGACTGGCAATATTGGGGTTACAATGATTCAGTAATCACAGGAGTTCCTCTCATGGGCATGACTTACCTTCCTCAGAAGACCCGTTATCGTATCACGTTGGACCTTGAAGTGTTTGATCATGAGTTTGATCCGCATCAGATTGATTGGGCAGAAGTTCTTCAACTTGAAGGTGGAGAAAGTGCTGATGCCTATGTGGAGAACCTGTCTGTCCCTGATTATTATTTCTCTTGAAGTTTCTACAATATGAACACCCAACGATCTTGGACGCTAAACCAGGATCGCCAGGGTTTATTATTGGTAAGAACTGGAAAGATGAGAACATGATTGCTGCCATTCCTGTGATTGGCAGCAGACATCAACTTGCCATTATTCACCACGGTGTTGTGGTAAAGTATTGCAAGAACTTCTCGTCTGCCAAGACATTCATCAACAAAACGATGAAGAAAAAGATTTTCTGAGCCTGCACATTGTCTCCTCATTGTAAGAAACAACATTATGATTCAACGCGAAACTCTCCTGGAACTTCAGCAACTGCGGAAAGACTGGCAGAAACAGAACTTCCAGTACACTCGTGAACAACAAGCACGATACAACGAACTGGTCGAACTCCGTCGTTCTCACGTCCGTCAATATTATGCTGACGGTAAGGTATGGGTTGGTCCTTCCAACGCTGGCAAAGTTATGGCAGAGACTGAGGCGTGAAGATTTACGGAGCCTGCACATTGTTCCCTTGATACGAAGACTTGATTATGACTAAGAACCTACATCTCGAACACCCTGAAGATCTAATCCTCACAGGTAATCTGTGGGTTCTTGAGTCTCTCTTCGATGAAGCAGAGCACATCAGTGTAAAGATGGATGGCAGTCCTGCTATCGTTTGGGGTGTCGATCCTGCCACTGGTGATGAGTTTGTTGGCACCAAGTCTGTGTTCAACAAGCGTAAGATCAAGATCTGTTATTCTATCGAAGACATCAAGACTTATTATGGTGAGCAACCAGAACTCGCTGCTGTTCTGACTGCTTGTTGGAAGTATCTTCCCTTCACTCAGGGTATCTATCAAGGTGACTTTATTGGTTATGGGTGTGGCATTGACACTCTAAAACCCAACACCATTGAGTATGTCTTCCCTGAACCCATTCAGGAAAAGATTGTCGTTGCACCGCACACTTACTACGAAGGACCTACACTCAAAGATGCAGTTGCTTTCCCCATCGTTGATGACATCCCGAGCAACAAAGACTGCTTGTATGTGCAGCCATTTGTTGACAAGAAACGCCTTACCGTTGGAGCACCTAACGTTAGTAATCCTGACGTGATTGGGTTCCTTGATGATAAGGAAGCAGCAGAAGCAAAGAAGGCAATTAACGCTGTCATTCGTGACGGTCAGCATCTCAACGACCAGATCCTGACTGACATCGTTGGTTGTCCTCATCTTGCTAATCTTTACATGCTCACGATTGACATCAAGGAGGATCTGATGAACTCTTTGATCGTCTACAATTCTCCCACTGCTTATCTTGCAGGTCGCAAAGTTCCTGCTGAAGGATATGTGTGGCACACCTTGGATGCCAGTTTCAAGTTAGTGGACAGACCTACTTTCGCCTTCCAAAACTTCAACAATGGACGCTTCCAATGAACCAACGCGAACGACTGACTAAAGCAAAGGATCACATTCAGAAGGCATGGGACTTACTTTATGGTAATCAGTTCTCTGGTTTCTTTTCTAATCATCTGATACAGGTTAAGTTTGAGTTGGAGAGGCAGTTGGCAGCGACTAAAGATAAATAATACACTGGTTTATTGTGTGTCATGTTAGGCAAGAAGTCTCTGGTTCAACGCATCAACGAAGTCGTCCAAGTTAAGAGACGTGGTTTAGATCCTGCTCTCCAAGGTTCTTCCTCTGTGAGACAAGCAGGTGAGGGCGGAAGAATAGGAGCAAAGCGTAGACAAGAACCAGGAACTGGTAAAAGAGTCAAGGCAATCGGTGGTGGTAAGACAGCACCAGTCACACAGAAAGATCGTAAAGATATTGGTCAAACTCGCACAGGTAAGGCTGGTGGACCTGCCATGCCTAAGGGTGAAAGAGGTGCAGCAGCATTGTCACCTAAAGAAGCACAACGCAAGGCATATCTTGAGAGAAAAGCAAGAGAGCGTGGCGAAAAGCAAGCAAAGAGTGCATCTGAAGTTTTGAAGAAAGATACACCTGCCAAGGAAAAGAAACCAGTCTCTCCTGATTACAAACCTGCCAAACCCACAGGGTACAGCAGACCTGAGCAAGTTAAACTCAGAAGAGCAGGTGAAAAGAAACTGAAAGGTATCATGTCTGACCAAGAAAGAGACAAGGCAAAGAAGAAAGGCGAGACAGTTGGTCCTCAGGAGATTAAGAGAAGAGTCAACAAAAGGATGGCAAACTGATACAATAAACACTGTGGTTCACTCTTCGTTATGGCATCATTGACACCTGAAGATGCTGTTTGGGCAGCGGACCAGTTCATCTCATATTACACACAGTTTAACCGCATTGATGAATACTTTCGTCATGTAAAGCAGAGCAGGTTGGATAAGTCCTCGGGCACACTCTTTGGTCCTGAGGATGACATCTTCTCTGACTTTTCTGTCCATCCCAATGACATGAAGTTCTCCATTCATGTGGTGGACACGTCTAACAAACCTAAGAGTAAGTACACGCAGCAGATGTACTCTGAGGTTCTGAACTTGACTGCATCCAATGCAATCGAAGAAGCAATTCCTGGTCGCACACTGAAGTGGATTGTGACTGAAGATACTACCGATAAGGTAGTTGGTGTGGTGCGATTTGGGTCACCCACGATTAATTCCAAACCACGCAATGATTACTTCGGTAAGGTATTGTCACTGTCACAGATAAACAAAGAGTTTGTGATGGGATTTAACATCGTTCCAGTACAACCATTTGGTTACAACTACCTGGGTGGTAAGTTATTGTGTCTGCTTGCATCTTCCAGTTACCTGAAACAACAGTTCGATGAGAAGTATGGCACTGATCTAAAGTATTTCGAGACAACATCGCTTTATGGATCTACCAAAGGTGTGTCAATGTATGATGGTCTGAAACCATTTGTTCGTCACGTTGGTGACACTGAAAGCAACTTCTTGCCCCTGTTTCATGATGATTATTTCAATGAAATGTTCTGGTGGTTCAATAACAATGCCAACGGTGGTGAAAGACTCATCTCAGCAGACAAGTCATCAAAGAAACTCAAGATCCAAACAAAGATGATCTCCATTGTGAAGAAGTCACTGCAAGATGAGGGCAAGTTGGAAGAGTTTAACGCAGCGATTGAACATGCAAAGTCACTCACAGAGCGCAAGCGTTCTTATATGGGTTTCTTTGATTATGACAAAGATGATGCAATCGAATGGTGGAGAAAGAAAGCAGCAAAAAGGTATGATAAACTTGTATCAAACAAGAACCTTAGGACTCAACTTGAGTTGTGGGGTGATAAACAAGACATCGACATCATTAGATGATTATGGCAACTTACAAAGGGCACATTCACGGTGGCAACGGATACACCTCACACGACATTGAGGTGTCTGGTGTTGTAACTCAGGCAGCGGCAAAGAAACTAATGGAGGCACGCAATCCTGGTGCCAAGATTACTGCTGTTCGTTTGGTTTCTAACAAAGATTGAGCCTGCACATTGTCCCATTGGTACGAGATTATCATTATGACTCAAACACTTCCTGATCCCATCACTAACAATGAAGAGCGTGTGATGGTACGCCAGACTGTAACTGGTTTTGAACAAGGTATCGCAGGAATGATTGGATTATTCACTGCTGGTCCTCTCGGTGCTTTAGCATCATGGGGTGCAATCCGTGGACTCCAAGGTAAGTGGACTCCGTGGGTTATTCTTGGTATCCCTGCCGCTCCTGTTCTACTTGTTGGTCAACTAATGGTTGCTGGCGTTGTAATGGCACCCATGATTGAAGAGTACGAAACAGACAATTCCTTCAATAAGATGGAACTGGTTCGTCCTGAAGTTCAACAAAACGGTCTCTGACATATTTTCTGAGCCCGCACATTGTTCCACTAACATAAGACACACTTTAATGAAAAAAGTTCTCACTGGTGCCATTCTGGCACTCTCTGCTACTGCAACTCCCGCACTCGCTGGTCCAAATGGTACCTTTGAAGAACACCAAGGTTTGTGGAACGCACTCCAAGATGTTGGTATAACGATGAAGGTCAACACACCCGACGTTTGTGATGAAGATTCACGCGGTGGTGGCGCATATTATACTTACAAAAGAAGGTTGGTTATTTGTCAAGATAACGCAAAGGTTTGGGATGGGAAACAAGTCTCCTGGACTGCAAATGATCTAGACACTCTACGTCATGAGGGTCATCATGTTGTACAAGATTGCAACGAAGGTCGCATGGGAGATGGAAAACTTGCAAACCTTTTTCATGATGAAGATTCACTCATCTCCTTCCTCACTAAGTCTAGTTGGTCTAAAGAACAACTGATGGGTTTGATTGACGATCTGGAAGAAGATGGTTTGGATATGGCAGACATCAGGTTGGAGGTGGAAGCATACACCGTTGCTTCTGACATCTCTGCCACGAGTATCGCAAACAAGGTCACTGAGTTCTGTGGAGAACCTACCAAGTTCACCTTCTGAAGATTTACTGAGCCTGCACATTGTCTCTCTGATATGAACAACACACAAACTATGGAAGTTATGGATCAGGTCAAGATTCAGCGGACTATTGATGACCTTCGTAAGGCATTTGATGTCTGTGATGGTGTAGATTATGATGCTGACATTCAAGATTACCAAAAGCAAGCACCTTTTGCCGTTGGTTATGCCAGGTCCGCACTCTTTGCTGCGATTGATGATCTCAACCGTGTTCTTGACAACTACAAATGATCCTGTACAAAGTTATTGAATTTGGAGAAACAAACAATGAGTTTTGGAATAAACCATCCCGCCATCTTAGTCTATCTCGTGCTCAACGACGTTATGCAGAATCTCTATCCAATTCTGAAGCAATGGGCAGTGTACTTCTCGAAGTTGGTCCTGAGAGTTGGGTTATTAGGAACAGCAGCAATTTCGACGGGTTTGGCATACATGTGTCTCCGACTGGATTCACAAGTGTCCGCAAACTTAAGTCCAATGACAGTTGGTTAGACTGATGACTTATCGCATTTGTTGTAATCTCAAGACCCGTGAGTTAGAGTGGATTTGCATGGGTCTTTTCGCTCCTGCCTACATCCACGCTGCCATTGCTCGTCAATCTTGTGAAAAAGATGCAAGTTACTGAACACAACATGGACGCAGACTTGAGACATGATGAGTATTGTCTCATTCTAGATCTTGTCCGTGATAAGATAAAGTCCAGTGACGATTTTGATGAGCAAATGACACTGGGAAAGATTTATGGTAAGTTGTTGGGAATGAAGATGAGTGCACCTGTATGAAGCATGAACCCATGCCAGACTGGATCATACCCGCTGGTGTGGGTTTTATGGTCTTCACAGTTATGATCTTCTTGATCTTTACTCTCACAATGATATACTTTCCAAACTGATGAAAGAGTTCAATTATGACCTGGATTATTCCTCTATTGACTTCACAAAAGCAGAAAATCGTTATCTTTACCGCATTGGACGTGGAGAGCAGGGAGTCACGTTGGTGGCACCTTATACCAACATCATCGGACAACATTGGCGCTTCAAAGATGTAAAGACTGCCTGGAAGTCATCTCTCAAGATCTACAACATGTTCGTGGAATACATGATCGAAGGTGACTTCATTGGCATGGACATGTGTCGCAAGTTCTTAGAGATGGGACACACAAGATCAAGGCGTTATGCTAACCATAAGAGCGGACGGAAATATGTAACCAAACCACCTTATTATCACACGGGTGATAGAGGTGGCACTCCCATTCTCCCACAAGAGGTAGACTGCCTCACGAATGAGAAGGCAAAGTGTGCGAAACTGTTTAAGACAATGAGAGATCTTGCTGCCACAAGTCCTCGTTACAAAGAGATGCGAAAGGCATGGAGAGAGCAGGAGTGAAGATTTACTGAGCCTGCACATTGTCTCTTTGATATGAAAACCACTCAAACCATGACCCGAGTCGAAATTAACCAAGAACTCGCTAAGTTGCGTGAGGAGCGCACTCGTGCGATGCGTGAGGTTGATAACATTCAAGCGTGCATGAACGCTCTAATGCAGAAGCGCAATGATCTTGACTTTCAACTAAAACTCCAAGAAGAATTGGGCAAAGATGTTGACCTCGCCACTGCAATGTACATCACAATGTTCGGTGATGATGATGGTCGGGGTCAGGACTCTGCCTTCATGGATGACAACTTCGGAGGATAATCATGACTGACTTTACTACAATGAGCAACAAAGACTTCGTGGACTTTCTGTTCGATAAGATGACAGACTTGGACACGGATATGATAGATTTGCAAGATGATGATTCTTGTGATGATCATCTTCAGTTCGAAAGATTATTCGAGCCTGCACATTGTCCCACTGATACAACCACTGAAACAAAACCATGAGACTGAATCCTAACACTCGAATCGACGTTATGTGTCCTGCTGCACCCTGGGAGGGTGGCACTTATGACGCAGATCGTGCAGTTGACCTTGCCTATTCTCTGTCTGAAGAGTACCAATGTGATGTTGACCTTCGCTACAACAGCACTGGCATGATCTTTCAAACTGTGAGCAACTACTGATGCAATTTCAAGTTACTTACATTGACTTCGATTTTTCCTCTGATGATGATACTTGGGGAGATGTTGATTATGACACTCAACAAGAAGTAATTGAGGAAACCAAAGGTACAATCTGGGAGGCAGATGATGGAGATGATCTAATCGAAGAGATCTCATCTGCAACAGGTTGGTGTATCAATTCCATTGATTATCGTCACGTTCTGAAGTAACCACTGATGCGAGTTCAACAACAATTTTCCTCTGAAGATCTTGGATGTTTCCGCAGAGGACTTCTCAAAGAAGTTGAGAAGTTCAATAAACCTTACACTAAAGATCTTCAAGACAAAGAACAACGTAAGGCAGACCATGCTCTACATCTGATGATGAACTATTACACTCACCAACAGGAGTTCTGATCATGTTGAAAGTTAATGTACAAAGGACCATCAAAGAAACTCTTCTGGAGCATAACGAAACCAACTTCAGTCGTGATCAAAAGTTTCAAATCTTCTGCAATGTGTGTGACAATCTTCTCAAAGAAGGTCGCATCAGTAAGATACAACACGAACGCTGGACTCACGCTTTTTAACAACTACTCAGCCTCCACATTGCTCCATTGATATGAAACAGACTGACATTCTCTCTCAAATCATCGGTTGCCTCGTTATGGACCCCGAAGGTGAAACCTACCGTGTTTCTGGATATAAGCAGATTCACGAAATGTTTGAACCTTATATCCAACTCACTCGTCGGAGTGATAACAAAGAGGTCTATGTTACGCTGAACGCTTATGCTGAGATGTGTGACATTGCCGATGATGCGACTCTTCCCGTTCGCTGAAAAGATTTACTGAGCCTGCACATTGTCTCATTGATGTAACCACACACACAAACTACATGGCATTTACCGCACCTCAATTCTCTACTCTCCACGGAACCGAAGAACTGGTCGAAGTTCTAAACAACGAGTTCAAAGTGAACGCTATCGAAAGCGGTCACTCTAACTACCACCAACTGGAAATTGATGGTGGTCGTAAGTACATCAAGGTTTGGTCCTATTTGGTGAGTGGAGGTGAGCGTACTCGTGGTCGCTCCATCTACATGTTCATCGACAAAGAGACTGGCGCTGTGTACAAACCTGCCAGCACCAAAGCACCTGCAAAGGGTATCCGTTACTACCTC